TTAAGCCTACGTTATCTGCCGGTCAATCTTACAACCTTGCAGCATAAGAGGACAAGACATGAGCCTAGTTTGGCCCAATAAAGACCCAGATGAACTGCTGGATTACAGTATAGACTGGGCGGACATAGCTGCTGGCTTTAACATAACCTCTGTTACATGGTCTGTAAGGTCTAATGATTATCCTACAGAGTATGTTTTACCCGCAGGTTATGATTTAAACACTGCCAATGGTAATGCTTTTGTAGACAGTATACAAAACATCTCCCAAGCAATTTCTGGCAAGAACACAATTATTTATGTTGCTGGCGGTATAGACAGACGAGACTACACATTTATCTGCACAATTACCACAAGTATATCCACAACTATCCAAAGGGCGGTAATACTCCGTTGTAGGGGCGTATAATGTCTAGGACAGAATACAATAAATGGGCTAGAAGTGAAGGTTCTTACGCAAGTAACAACAACGAAAACATAGCTACCTTTAATACTACTACCTCTAAATATGATGTAACTCACGGCTCTAACCCTACTAAGCTTAGTAAGTTTGTTACATTCAAAGAGGCCAAATGGTTTAAAGAATACCTAGCTAAGTTTTCTTCTGACACAACCCTAGTAGTAACAGTGGCCTCTGGCACTAACGGCTTTGGTACAGGAAACAAGTATTACATTGGGGGAGTAGTAACCCCCTCAGTAAATTTTGTTGCTGGTAATACTTATATCTTTGATCAGTCAGACTCTTCTAATTCTAGCCACCCACTTAGGTTTTCTACTACTGCTAATGGTACACATGGCGGAGGGTCTCAGTACACAACAGGCGTAACTGTGTCGGGTACTGCTGGCTCCTCTGGGTCAACTGTCACAATAGCTGTAACTGGTAGCACACCCACTCTTCACTACTACTGCACAAACCATGCTGGCATGGGAGGACAAGCATAATGGCAAAAGGCTTACAAGCAAAAGTAACAGCACACAACGCCAAGTCTAAGCATAAGGTAACGACCTCTATGCTACAGGCTGTGTATCGTCGAGGTATTGGTGCATATAAGACAAATCCCGGATCTGTAAGACCTAACGTAAGTTCTCCTGAGCAATGGGCTATGGCTAGAGTAAATAGCTTTCTCCGTATCGTGTCAGGTTCTAAGTCTCCTAAGCACGACAAAGACCTCTTACCAGCTTCTCATACTTCTAGCAGTAAAAAGTCTGACGAAGAGGTAACAAAGGCTGAGTATCAGGGAGAGCAAGTTACCTTAAACAAGCCCCGCCGTGTTAAGGGTGGCAATAAGAAGTTTGAAGTATTCGTACAAAGCGGAGGTAAAATCAAACGTGTGGCTTTCGGAGACCCCAACATGGAGATACGGAGGGATGACCCGAAAGCTAGGGCCAACTTCCGTGCAAGGCATAACTGCGACTCAAAGAAGGACAAGACAACAGCAGGGTACTGGTCTTGCAGAATGTGGGAGGGAGGAACCTCAGTGTCACAACTCACAAAACACAATATCGAAGGACAAATCCTCAAGGCGGACGAAGAACAACGTCTCGTCTATGGGTGGGCCTCAGTCGTTACCGAAAAGGGCGAACCTGTGGTTGATCGCCAAGGCGATGTTATCGAACCAGAGACACTTGTAAAGGCCGTGAATAACTTCATGGAGAATATTCGTGTCGGTAAAGAAATGCACAAAGGGGATCAGATTGGGGCGGTTATCCACTCCATGCCTGTCACCAAAGAGATTGGTGAGTCCCTTGGCATCCAGAGTGACCGAGAGGGTTGGGTTGTAGCTTTTAAAGTCTACGACGATGACGTCTGGGCTAGGGTCAAATCTGGTGAACTTGCGGCCTTCTCAATAGGTGGTCGTGCAATCAAGGAATCTTATGATGCCTAATTTACTTAAACAACTTGAGTTAGATGAACTGTCCTTGGTTGATCGTCCAGCTAACAAACAAGCAATGGTCTCTCTTTATAAAAGGGACAACTCCGAGGGAGAAACTATGGAGAACGAAGTAGAAAAAATGTCTGATGACATGAAAGCAAAGCTGAAGCCTTACATGGACAAAGGTATGTCCGAGGACGAAGCTATGAAAATGTATAACATGGACATGAAGAAAGATTACCAAGGTCCGTTGGACGAGGTAGACACCATTCAAGCTGAACTAGACCTAGCTAAAGCCGAGATTGATCGCCTTAGCAAGTCTCTGGAAGAAGCTGGTTACATCGTTAAATCAGACTCAATCGAGAAGTCGGTTGAACCTGAGTATGTGACTTACGGTGATGAACAGATCAACAAGGCTGATATTCCTGCGCCTATTCTTAAGGCACTAGAAGAAGCAGAAGTTGCTAAGGCAGATGCTATCTTAGTTAAACATGCAGAGGCCGAACTACCACACTTTGATCTTGAAGTAGCCAAATCTTTGGTTGCCAATTTCGGAGACGAAGAAACAATCATGCAAGCACTCAAAGCAGCCGACAAAGCCTTTGAAGGTAGTATGACTGAGCTGGGTAAATCTGACGTTGACGGAGAGTTCACCTCTGCGACCGATAAGTTGGACGCCCTCGTAAAGTCCTACATGGACGAACATAAAATGAAGAAGAGTGAACATGCCTTGGCCTACGCTGCTGTAGCTAAGACCGATGAAGGTAAAGCTCTTATCACTAAATCCTATAAAGGGGAATAAAAATGGCTGTTACTCAATCACGAGACAACCGCACACTAATCGCTGCTGCTGATCTTAGCAGTTCACAATTTCTGTTTGCTGCTATGGATGCTGCTGGTAAAGCCGCAGTTTGTGGTGATGGAGCCCAAGCTTTCGGTGTCATCGAAGTCGGTGGAACCGCCGCTGCTGCATCAACCATTACCGTATCTGGTAAAGTCATGGTCAAGTGTGGTGGCACAGTTACTATTGGTGATGACGTGTCTTCGGACGCTGCTGGTAAAGCTGTCAACTCAGCTTCTGGCGATATTATCCTCGGACGTGCCTACGAAGCTGGTGTAACTGACCAGTTGATCGCCATCGAGTTAGTCTCCACTGGCAACGCACACGCTTAATAGCATAGAATAAGGAAACTAAATTATGCCACTATTGACACCATCACAGGTGCATATCGACCGCCCGTTGTCTAATCTGACACTGGCTTATGCACAATCACAAAACAACTTTATCGCTGATAAGGTATTTCCCACGGTAGGGGTAGCTCGTCAGTCTGACAAGTATTACATCTATGACCGTGCCAACATGAACCGCACTGGTGACGTAAAGAAACTTGCGCCACGCACTGAGGTTAACCGTATCGGTATGGCTATCTCCAACAGCAGCTACTTTGCTGATGTGTATGGCCTTGGTATGGACTTTGACGAGCAGACTATTGCTAACGAAGACGAAGTACTGCAAATCCGCCAAGCGGGTGCGGAGACTCTGGCTATGCGCCTGATGATCCACCGTGAGGAGCAATTTGCTTCGACATTCTTCGCTAATGGTGTCTGGACAACGAGTGTGACTGGCGCAGCTTCTGGTGCAGGAACCCCTGTCTTCTGGAACGACTATACTAACTCAACACCTATCCAGAACGTCACAGATGCTCGTCGCACTATGCAACTTACCTCTGGCGGCTATAAGCCAAACACTATGGTTGTTGGTAAGGAAGTCCGTGACATTCTGATCAATCACCCAGACATTCTGGCTCGCCTTAACGGTGGCTCTACTGTCAGCAACCCTGCTCTGATCACAGATGCTAAGTTGGCTGAGATCTTTGAAGTAGAGAACCTCTACATCATGGAAGCAGTTAAGAACACTGCTGTAGAGGGTGCTGCTGAGTCTACTGCCTTTATTGGTGGTAAACATGCTATGTTGTGTCACACACCATCAAATGCAGGTCTTATGACCCCTGCTGCTGGTATGACCTTTGCATGGAACTCAATTCCTGGAGCAAACAATCTGGGTATTACTGTTGAGTCCTTCTCTGATGATGCACTCAAGCGTCAACAGGTTGCAGAGCACATTCAAGTTAAAATGTCCTACGACATGAAAGTAGTTGGCCCAGATTTGGGTTACTTCTTCAACGGTATCGTTCAATAATAGTTGAACTGGTGGGATGCTTTAGGGTGTCCCACCCACACAGGAGACCCCGACATGATTAGACAAGAAGACTTCCCATTCCAAGTAGATCGCCCCACATTTGTAAGGGTGCCCTTTACCGCTAACGGTAGACAATGGGCTGCTGGTGATCACTTCCCTTGGAAAGAGCTTAGCATAGACGATAACAAAGTCCGCATCCTATACAATCAAAGAACCCTCTTTCATAACTCAGCTAAAGAAGTTGGTATGCGGGTTGGAGACGGTCTTGAAGCTTTAGACATAGATGGACTTAATGCCCTTGTGGACAGTATTAACGAAAAGG